ACGCGTTTTTTTTTTTTTTTTTTTTAAAAGATATTTTCTTATAATTTCTAATATTTAAATCCTCACATCTGAGGCACAAAATCAATTTAAACAAAAGAAAGAAAATTAATAAAACTCCATATCATAGTCTAACTCAAGAGGTTCTCCCAGATCCAACGGAAGAATAGTATTCTCCTGATAAGAGGCATCATAAACATTTTTAGCAATAAGAGTCTCCCAAGTGGGAAATCCATTCAACAATTCAGCAGGAGAAATACCAGCTTGGCGCATTTTCTTAATATCATCATGACCCAAACGATTGTTCATACGAAAAGCCAAATTCTCAGGAGTCTTCATACCAAAAACTAATTCCTCATAGAAAAAACGAAGTCTGTCATAAGCATCACGATTTGAAGCATAAGTACCATAAGCCTGACCTATAATAGACATAGCAACATCAACACCATCTCGAACCTTTGTTTCACGACCCCAGACTGCTCTAACAATAAACTCACGACTATCTCTGAAAGGTAAAAAAATCGGTTGCCCTGAACTCTTGTCCTCATTAATAACAAACTGATGGCGAAGAAGTGTAGCTCCCATTGAAACAACAAAACCATCTTTAACCTTACTAGCAAAAGGGATACCATCCTTTAAATCACGAATTTCTACTTCAAAATGATCAAACATAAACTTCGCAAAAAGAGTTCCAGAAAAAAAAAGAGAGGGAGGACCTTCACCTTTATTATAAAGATGATCATCTCCATATACTACTATAAGAAGCTGAACTAGCATATGAAGCTCTAATTCTTCTCGCAATTCTGGTGGCGCAGTCATAACTTGAAAAACCATAAACAAACAAAAATAAAGAGCCATTATCCAAGAATCCATATGGGAGGTATTATAAGCACCAGAAGGAACACCACCATGAATAACACCCCAGAGATCTCCAAAAAGTTGAGTAACACGATCCAGCATATTCTTCAACAGAAACTTACATATTTTCTCAAAAGCTGGATAATCAATTGAATTCCTATCAAAATGAACTCCCATAGTAGAAAAGTAGAGATTTACAAAAAGATCACGAACTGATTGATCAAAATTTTTTGCATCTCCCTCAACTAAAATCTTTTTCCAACAATTCAACAAATTAATACCCAGGGCTCGAGCTATACTATCTGCTCCTCCCCTAGACCACTTATGACCAACTTTTATAACTTGACCTCTTTCTTTCAAATGACGAAGATAGGAAACCATACGCTCTAGATAAATATAAATAGAAGAAGGTATATTAAAAATACGCAATTTATTGATCCACTTCTCGTAATCCTCATCATTCAATTGCTTACTAAAATCAAAAAAATTCTCTACCTTAGGAGGAAGACTCCAATAAATAGCTGGCTCTACTCCTGTTCGGACAAAGTTTAAGATAGCGAGCATATCTTGCTCAAAAAAATCTATCTTCTTTCCTCGCATAGACACTTTCACAAGGTAAGGGGCCTGAATCTCTTTAACCTTAGGGGCAAAATTTAAACCACTAGAAGCTCCTAAATACATATCCTGAATAGGATGCATTGACAGCTTAAAAGGCT